TTAAAGATGCTGTATTCGTGTCAGGAGGCACCAAAGCAGATGATAGAAAAGAACAATATGACGACATTGCGACTATGGACGATAAGGTTATTGTCGCCACTTATGGGGTTGCTGCTGTTGGCATCAACATTCCTCGTGTTTTTAACCTTGTGCTTATTGAGCCCGGTAAGAGCTTTGTTAGGGTCATCCAAAGTATCGGGCGTGGTATTCGCAAAGCGGAAGACAAAGACTTCGTCCAAATCTGGGACATAACCAGTACCTGCAAGTTTGCCAAACGGCACTTAACAAAAAGAAAGCAATTTTATAAAGATGCAGCATATCCGTTTATCGTTGAAAAAACGGATTGGCAATCAAAGTAATTTAAAGGAGCATTAAAAATTTATATACTAACCCTAGAAAACACAGCGTATGAGATGAATGAGAGTCCAGATGAGGTCGAGGATCTGCGTTTCGCTATATTAGACAATAGTGATCCAAAGAATCCTGACTATTTCTTCATCCCCTTGATCTTCTTAGAAAGTTTTAATAGTCCGGCGTTGGTGCTACGCATTGGTAATAATCTAGTTAAGATGCCTGTGGATTGGCAGATACTTATCGGTGAACCGGACTTTGGTGATCTAGAGGTCATACCATTGACTAGTATCAATGATCGCGGGTTTAGCGTGTTCTGTTTTAATCCTCTAGACAGCTTTAAGCCAGAATTCCATCCAATTGAGATCGTAGATATCTATCAGGATGTCAAATGGTATTTCCCCAAACTGCGTCCAGGGCAGATGCTGGCAGTGCCAATCAATGATGAACCACATCCACTGTGTGCTTACTTTGTCAAAGACATCAGTCGGCAGAGTGAGGTGGTGGACTACGGCAAAATTTGGTAGAGAATGGGTAATTTGAAACCAGGTGCAACGTATATCTATGAAAGTCCAGATGGTGGTGATACCATTTATGCTCGTGAAGCAAACGCACCGATAGAATCTCGCGTGATGATCGGACAAAGTTGGAAAGCTAAGGAACTCGTAGAACAACGCATGTGGAACGACATATATCCAAAAAGGAACCTAAATCCAGCCTTGACAGAAGCAGTAGAAAAATGTATAATTATATATAAGCTCTCAGAGGATTATGAAAATGGCATTTAACCCAAACCAATTTAAACAGAAAAAGAAACGAGCAGTAGATCCAAACGCACCACCACGCCCGAATCTGTTGTCACATGACAAGACCATACGTGAAGGCCAACAGGCATTCACACAGCTAGAAGATCGTGTGCAGAGACAAGCAGAAGAGATCGCAAGATTGAAATCAGATTATGCTAACATACAACAGAGCGTGGCACATATCTTAAACTATCTACGTAAAGGTCGCTAGTGAGTAATCCAGATCCCTTATACATCGGTAACGAGATGGCAGCATTTGATCGCAAGGATCGCGCATACTATGACAAGTTTACCGACGAACAGCGTAAGAGCTTTTCAACATACCTAATGCTGAAATATGGTGCTAATGTATCAGGCAGTGGAGACATGCAGGCCTATTATCTAATGGCGACTAATGAGCGTGTTAACAAGAACTTTTTTGATCTAGGTAAACACCCCAAGCTACAGTGGTTATCGTGCACCACGGTGAGTCCAGCGATGGGCAACCAATTCCACTATTGGCTCAAAGGTAAGAAAAAAGAAGGTGACAACAAGAGCCAGAAGTTTTTGGCCAAGATATATCCCAACATGAAATCAGACGAAATAGAATTAATGGCGAAAATCAATGATAAACGAGATATTGCAGACATGGCACGAAACCTCGGACTTGATGACAAATCAATTAAAGCCGAGCTATAAGTGTCGATATTGTAGCAAAGAGTTCCGCAAAGAGTCGAGCCTTGCAGTGCATCTCTGCGAGCAAAAACGACGTTGGCAAGAAGAAAAAGAAACTGGCGTGCAGTTTGGACTCCAAGCATATCTACGTTTCTATGAGCTCACACAAGGCTCAGCCAAGATGAAATCATATGAAGACTTTGTTGCCAGCCCTTACTATCGTGCGTTTGTGAAATTTGGGCGTCACATGGTAGGTATCCGTGCGGTTAATCCTAAGATGTTCATTGATTATGTGATCAAAGAAAATAAAAAAATTGATCATTGGACACATGAGAAGGTATACTTAGAATACTTACGAGGTTATATGCGTAAGGAAGCAGTACAAGATGCTCTTGAGCGAGCTCTAAAGGAGATGCAGGATTATGCAGACGAACATGGAGAGTTTAAAAATGGATTTAGTGATTATTTTAGGTTTGGCAATCCTAATCGCGTATGTCATCATATTGCTAACGGTAGGGTTAGCCCTTGGATTGTTTTTAATTGCGATACCGGTGTTGACTTTCTTGATGCTCTTAACGATGATCAAATTGGTCTTATTCTTCCTTGGATAGATCCGGAATATTGGCAACGAAAATTCCAAGACTATGTGGCGGACACTGAGTGGGTTAAACAGATATTAAAGGACGCAGGGCTTTGAAATTTCGTAGTGACATAGATATTGATTTTGCTGATCGTCAACAGGTGTTAGACTTGTTAAATGTTACCCCAGCCAGCATCATACGTGATGGAAAACTAACACGTCACAACACTGGAGTATATGCCACAGATATACCCGTAGATCCATTCTCAGGATCAGCCAGCTTAGACTATAATGACGCAGAAGCTCGTGGTTATATGAAACTAGACTTACTAAACGTCCACGTTTATAAGCAAGTAAAAAGCGAAGAACACTTGATCACGCTCATGCAGGAACCAGATTGGGCTAAGTTATATGATCCCGCGATATGTCAGCAGTTAATACACGTCAACAATCATTATGATACTTTGCTTAAAATGCCAGAGCCCGTGGACAGTATTCCACGCTTGGCTATGTTCTTAGCTGTGATCAGGCCTGCAAAGAGACATCTAATAGGTCGTACTTGGAAAGAAGTAGCTGAGACTGTATGGGATAAGGTTGAGGGAGAATATGCATTTAAAAAGTCTCACAGCCTAGCATATTCACAATTGGTTGTGGTAAATCTTAATCTACTAACCAACCTTCCTAATTAATGTAATACTACGGCGTTTACTGCGTTTATTAGCTATTTCTTTTAGGCTTACGTAAGGTCCATGTTTAATTTCCACATCCTTGCTATTGAACGTTTTTAAGCAAACTCTAAACTCTACCCAATCCTGCTTTAGGAACACGTTGATAGGCACTAGCCTATTGCTTTCCCACCACCACTGATCTGCCAGCTCTAGGAACAGACTGCGCTGTGCTAGGGTACGCAGAGCCGCGTAATCGTAGATAGTGGTGATGATTTCATCTGAATTTTGGATGATGCCTATATAGTCATTGCCCCCGTAAATCACGAAGCTTAAAAAGGGATATTGATCTAGTAAATTCTTGTAACTATCTTCCATAGGATTGCGATAAATACTCTAAAGGGATCAGCTAAGTTGCCAATCATCACAAGTTATTTATATACAAATACTTTCACTGTCCAGATTCTGGATTATGCTGATCCTACCATTACAACGAGGAACCGAGTCGTGTATCAGAGACCAATTGAAATCTACCGTGGTGCGGATAATCCCATAACCATTAAATTTAAGAATCAGGATCAGAAAGCGGCTAATATCGCGGGGTTGACCTTTAGTGGATATATCATTGATTACTTGAAAGGCAACGTCGTGACCAATGTCAGTGTAACTGTGAGCAACGTTTCAACTGCTACAGCTACAGCTATGTTAACCAGCGATTTCTTAAACACACTACCTCAGAACAAATATAAACTGGCATTCTTGAAGTATGATGGCACTTATGAAACACCTACATACAGCAATGATAATTTTGGAGTCTACGCTGAACTAAACATTAATCCAGCATTTGAAACAGACGCATTTACTTCAAGCACCACAGACTACAGTGGCAATGTTGATCTAGGTACGATATAATGACTGCACCAAGAAGATTACAGTTAAGACGCGGTAATTCAACAGCGATCAGTAGTTATACTGGTGCGGCTGGCGAGTTGGTAGTCAATACCACCAATTGGTCGTTACGTTTACATGATGGATCAACAGTAGGTGGGTATGTTGTAGGTGGTGGCGGTGGCACACTTTATTCTGATAGTAATGTGTTTAGTTATCTAACAAATACATCAACTACACTAACTTCTTTACGAGTTACTACAGCGGCAATAGCACAGATAAATGGCACTAATCCAGGTAGCGAATTAGTAATCCAAACAGGTGGCTTAAACAACTTTAATTTTAGAAGTTCAGGCAACTTAGAAGTACCTGGTAGCATTATACCAACAGCCAATGTAGCATACTCGTTAGGTAATATCACACATCAATGGAATGACTTGTTTGTCAGCAATAACACCATATTCGTTGGTGGGGTTCCGCTAGGCATCGATGCTACAGGTAATCTAACTGTCAATGGCACCGTTATTCCTACTATAAGTTATGTTAATACTGTAGTTGCTAATGTCACAGTTGATCTAAGTTCTTATGCCCTAAATGCTAATGTAACAGCGGCCAATGTAGGATTAAAAGGCTATGTTGATCTAGCCAACACAATACAAAGTGCGCAACTTACATCTGCTAATCTAGGTGTCATTGGTTATATAGACCTTGCTAACACTATACAGTCAGCTCAAGTAGGCGCAGCCAATTTGGCCATTACTGCAGCCAACTTAGGCATGCGAGGATATGTTGATAATCAGATCACTACTATCACAGGTAGCGCACCAGCGATATTAGACACTCTAGGTGAACTAGCAAATGCCCTTGGTAGAGATGCAAACTTATCAGTGACCATAACCAGCCAAATTGCTAACGTCAATGCTAATATTACCACAGCTAATTTAGGTATGAAGGGCTATGTTGACAGTCAATCATTCTACAGTAACGTTAAGGTAGAGACATACCTACCAACATATGATGGCAATATTGCGGCTAATATTAGCAAAGCAGGCTACACTTGGACCTTTGGCACAGATGCTGTCCTAACTTTACCTTCGGGCGCAACTATTTTAGAAAGCGGTTACGGCAGTGCTGGCACTATAAGATTAAAACCCAATGGTGGTACCAGCACACAGTATCTAGAAATAGCACCTACTACGGTGGATGGTAATCATGTTCATCTGATGGCTGG